GAGCATCAGCTCCAGGCGGGACAGCACGATGGCGATGTCGGCCGCCTCCTCGATCATGGCGGCCCGGTCAAGCGTTTCGGCGCTGTACACCGCCAGCAGCTCGGCCGTCTCGGTGAAGGCGCGGGTGGCGATGCGCAGGGGATGGGTCGGGCCGAAGGTGTCGTTCGCCCATTGAACAATCGTGGCTTGGGTCTCGGTCATGATTCAGCCCTCCCCAGTGGCGGCATCGAGCGGGATTTCCTCGACGCCCTGATCCGCCTCGTAACGCTCACCGCAGAACGGGCAATAGGTCGGGACCATCAGCGGCGCACTGCCGCGCTTGCGGTGTTCGATCTTGTTGACCACAAGCTTGGGGTAGACCTTGCCGTTCAGCAGATTGATGGTGACGCCCAGCTCGGCATTGCGGTCGGCCAGCAGTTTGTCGACGGTAGTGATGCAATCACACATGGCGGTGTCCTCACTGGATACGGACGTCGGCCGGGCGGGCCATCATGGCGGCGGTGGCCTCGGCCTTCGCCAGGCGCTCGGGGTCGGTCAGCATGTCGGCGAAGTCGCGCATATGTTCCGCCACCCAGCTGGTGTCGCCGGTATGGGTTCCGGCGTTACCGCTGGCATTGAGCATGGCAATGACCACCGTCTCGACATCCTGGTTCTCGGCCAGCAGGTTCATCAGGTCGAGGAAGTGCTGGGCGAGACGGAACACGTCCGGCGCATTGGGCGGATGGGGGCGGATTTCCACGGCGGCGCGGTGGAGATTGAGGGCGACCGACTGGGGGCAGCCCCAGCGCACGGCCAGATTGGCCACCACCGACACCAGACCAGACATGACACTGCTGATGGCGTCGTTCTCGCTCATGCTGGAGCCGAAATGGGTACGCATCTCCTCGGCCAGGGTGGTCGCGGCGCTGTTGACCGCCAGAGCGGCAAGGACGCACGGATCGTCAGGCACGTCGTCGCCGGGACGAAGGGTGATGTTCAGCATCGCCTCAGCCCTCCGCGCCGGAATTGCCCAGGGCGCGCACCAGGTCGAGGAAGCGCTTGCGGGTGTCGGCATCGGGGATGCGGTAATAGGCGCGGACCAGTTCCAGGGTTTCGCGCTTGGCCATGGGGTCCATGTCCATGATGTCGGTGGCGGCCGGGGCGGTCCCGGAAACGATGGCGGCGGGGCTGCTGTCCCGGACGTCATCGGACATGTCGTCGAAAAAGAAGCTGACCGGCACGTCCAGGATGCGCGACAGGTCGAACAGCCGGGACGCGCCGACGCGGTTGGCGCCGCGTTCGTACTTCTGCACCTGCTGGAAGGTCAGGCCCAGGGCCTCGCCCAGCTTTTCCTGGCTGATGCCGAGCAAGGTGCGGCGCAGGCGGACACGGCCGCCGACATGGACATCGATGCGGTTGGGCTTGCCGTCCGGGGTGCGGCCCCGGCTGGACTGGCGACGGGGCTGGTGGGCGGTGGTGATCTTGACAGTAGCGTTCATGGTGAGTCCTTTCAGGCAGTCAGGCGGATGGCGGCGATCAGCCGCCAGTGGGAAGTGCGGCCCATTTCCTCGCGGGCCTGGCGGGCGGCCTCGGCCGCCGCCGCGATCTTCGGGGGCACGGGGCACCCCCGGATTTCAAAGATCAGCTGTTTGAATTCGGCCGGGGTGGTCTCGAATTCCTCGACCTTGCGGCGGCCGTGATAGACCCGCGCCCGGCAGATGCCGACGGCGTCGGGCTCGCCCCGGATGACGCGGATACGGAAGGTGCGGCCGACACGCTGCATGGTGATTAGGCCTCCTTCACCTGAAGGCGCGTCCAATGGGCCATGGCGGCGTTGTACGCGGCGGCGTAATCGCCATAGGCGGTAGAGCCGAGAAAGGCATCCTTGCCGTGCTTCCGGGAGGC